GATTACAGAACCGTTCTGCAGCTTCCCACTTGGACATATTTTTTACATACTCTCTTGATTCCCATATAAAGGATTTGGATTTTCTTGATGGTTGTTTCGGTTTTTTGGTCTGTTTTTTAGGTTTGATTTCTACTAAATACTGTTTGACATTGCCTTGTTGATTCACTGATTCCACATAGAAATCTGGATAGTATTTATGCCACTTTTTATCGATGGGTGATATATACTTTATGATGACTTCTTCACTTGCCCATTTCACTACTTTGTCAGTGGTATCACAGTATACCATGAACCTACGTTCCCATAGTGAACGGTATGTTACTTTTTTGTGGTTGCCTATATACTTATGTAGATTTGTAGGTATATATTTCCCTTTGTATGCCATACAAGTATTTATAAATAGTAATAAGGAGGGATGATGTATGATAAGTACAATATTAAATTTAAGTAATTTGGTTTATTCACAGCTACGCAGAGAGAATTATGATTGGCTGGATGAAAATAAAGTGAGTGGAAAAGGTATTAGTGTTAGACAATCTGGGTCTGGAGAAGGTAAAGGAGAGAAGGTAAAGGAAGATAAGAGTCCAGCATCATATTGGAGTCCAAGAAAAAATGTTTTTGGAAAGTGGGATGGTCTGAGCACAGAAAATCAAATCTTATACAGTCCAGGAACTCAACAACATGGTGGTTTGGATACTGATTTAGAACATTATGTAGTATATTATGGATATGGTGCGGCCGATTTGACAGAAAAACAAACATCCTTAGCTAAGGTAGCAAATATAGTATGTCCATTACCAGAAGGTATAATGGATGAGGTTTCAGTAGAATGGAATGCAGAAGATTCAAGACAAATGAAAATGAAGGCCATGTTCCAGAGGGTATTGGGTGGAAACGGAGCAGGAAAACTGAAAGAGGATGCGAAGGATACGGCTCTGAAACTTTGGTCTGATTTTAGTGGTGCTGCCCATAGTGCAAGAGAACGCGGTCTTGCTAGTAATACACATCAAGAATATTATTTCAAGGGGATGGGGTTCAGAACATTTGTCTTTAAACATACAATGATGCCTACAACGGAAAAGGAATCAGCTGATACCAAAACTATTATAGATGTATTTAAATACTTGGCAAGTCCTGGATATGCCAAGGATATGAGGAAATTTACATATCCAAGTCAATGGGAAATCCATTTTCTAACCAGAAATAATAAAAATGCAATGCATCCTAATACTCATATACCCAAGATAGGTCGTTGTGTATTGGACAAGGTTGCGATCGATTATACTTCAGAGGGTGCATATCATTCCTTTAAGGGAACCAAGGACACCGACGCTGGAGCTCCAGCTGTAGTTACTTTGGAATTATCATTCAAAGAAATTGATCTTGTTACTAAAGAAACATTGCATGATCATCTTGGTGGAGATAATAGTAGTATAAGAAACTTTATTAAGGGTGATCAAGGTATAAGGGGTTGATAAGATATGTATTTCAATAATTTTCCAACATTAGAATACAATATGGATAGTACTGAGAATACCACTACCGTGACTGATGTATTCCGAAGGATTGGCATCAGAAAGGGGTTGGGTGATTTTATAACCAATTACTATAAACGAATATTGAACACTTCAGAAAGACCAGAAGTGGCTTCCTTTGGTGAGTATGGTACTCCTGATAAACATTGGATAATGATGATGGTTAATAATATAGAAGATCCGTATTACGATTGGATTTTGAATGATGAACAAATGGATAAATTTGTTGCAACTAAATATTCAGGCAAGACGATAGTATTCCCAACTTCACATTTGAGTGATGGGTCGTATGGTGACGTAGACTCCGATCCAATAGAAAGATTTTTTATGGTCGGTGAAAGGGTTACAGAACATTTGGTTAATGGTGATGAAACGGGAGATCATACAATCGGAACTGTTACTGAATTCGATCCTACAAATTTAAATTTGACATATTCAGTAGTAAGTGGAACTTTTGGAGTTGGATCGGAGGTGGATAATTTTGTAAAAGGTGTAGATAGTGGTGCAGTAGGAAAAATATCAAGTATATCCAACCATACTGATGCACCTCACCATTATGAAGATTCTGATTCAAATATAACAGATAGGTCTGGTACTGCAAGTATTGTAACCAATCGAGGATATGAAATGGGAGAAAACGAAAAGAAACGAACAGTTAATGTCTTGATGCCAGAATTTGCATCTAGATTCGATGAGGAACTTAAAAATACGATAAACAACTAATGTTAAATCGAACAACAAATCCACATAATATTGTAATTCCTGGGAGTTATGTATTACATGACATTTTCTTGTCCTCCCCATTGAACAATGATCTGTCTTTGCGTGGGATTATGAGCACGATTAATGTTTATGAAAGTATATTCCAAGATACTCTATCTGGAAATATCACCATTTTAGATACTAGTAATATTCTTGTGGAATATCCTATTGTAGGACATGAGACTATAACCTTTATATTTGATAGTCCTGATTTGACTAATTCCAACCCTATAACTAAGAAATTTCGTGTATATAGTATTACAGATTATGGTATTGCGGGTGAAGATCTTGCTGGGTATACGATTAATTTTGTTTCGGATGAATTCATAACCAATTCAGTAACAAAAATAAGTAAAAGTTATATGGGTAGGAACATTTCAGATATGGTGGAGTCTATATATTCTGATTATATGGATACTGATAAGGCACTTACGGTAGAGGAAACTAAGAACCTACATGATGTTATAATTCCAAATTGGAGTCCGTTGTATAGTATGAGATGGTTAGCTGGAAGGGGTATGTCGGAGGATTATAATGGTGCAAATTATTTCTTTTTTGAAACTTTAGATGGATTTAATTTCGTTTCACTTGAAGGACTGATAGATGAGGTAAGATCGGATAAATTGAAGTACCCAACTGGTACTAAGATGATGTATAGATATGGGTTTAAGAATGTAGGTGAATCACAGTCTGGTGTTGCACATACTATTGCATCTGAATATCATGTGGATTCAACATTCAATGTGATACAGAATTTTTCTAGAGGTATGTACGGGAATAAATTGATTACTCATGATATAGTCAGACGTAGATATAGTGAATACGATTTTGACTATAAGGAAACCTATGATGATTATATCCATGCAGAGGAAAATAATACGACTAATAGAACGTCAGAAAATCAACAATCTACTATGTTAATGAGTGAAACGGTAGATGATTTTACGGAAAAATACGATAGTCATAGGATGATGATACCTGTCCATTATCAAATGTATGGTGGGATTCCAGTTCCCAATAGAAATACTTCACATCATGAACGTTCTGTACAAATACGAACATCACAACTACAACAATTGAATTCCTATAAATTGGTTCTAACTGTTCCAGGAGACCCCCATAGGAGATCTGGGGATTTGGTATATTTTGAATGCCCTACGGTGGGGGCAACCTTTGGTGAAATCACTGAGGATAAGCTGTATTCTGGAAATTATATTGTCTTAGCAGTAAGGAATATGTTTGGTGATGGTGTGCATGAAACTGTTTTGGAACTTGTTAAGGATTCTTATTTTACTCCGTTGAGGAACGAGTTGGTGTAATATATATGGAAAATACACAGAATTTTATGGGGTTTGAGTACATCTGGTGGCAAGGTGTGGTTGAGGATAGACTCGATCCACTGAAAATAGGTAGATGTAGGGTTAGAATACTTGGATTCCATACAGAGGATAAACATGAAATACCTACTGCTGAATTGCCATGGGCATATCCTGCAACTCCCATAAATTCGGAACCAGATAGTACTCCGACAGGACCCAGAGAGGGTACTTGGGTGATGGGATTTTTCCGTGATGGAAAGAACGCACAAGAACCTGTGATGACTCATCAGATAGATTCTGGAATGGTGAATAAGAATGTACCAAGTAAGGGATTTAACGACCCCGAAACCAATACGGCAAAACCATCAAAACCACTATTGGTTACAGAAAAAGAAGTAGGGGAAATGAATACCCACAAACTTGCGGTGGGTGAGAAATCAGGTACGTTGTTGGGTACTAATTCTCGGACAAAGAGTTCTCTTGTATTACCATTGGTATCGGAACCAGAGACTAAATATGCAGCTGTATATCCATACAATAAGGTAACTGAAAGTGAATCTGGTCATGTGGTTGAGGTGGATGATACTAGGGGTGCAGAACGGATATCGGTCAGACATCGGTCTGGTTCTTTTTATGAGATATATCCTGATGGTGGACAGGTGGTGAAAATCAAGGGTAAGAATTACGAATTAACGTTAGACGACAAAAATATTCACATAGAGGGTGATCTAAATATCAATGTAGATGGTAAGATCAAGGAAGTCAGTAAGAGTAAGTCGGTTGAAACCACCGATTCGGTTTCATTGGAAACATCAAGTGA